CTCTTGGTGGGGTCCTCGGCACCGATCCTTACGGGTTGGGAAAGCGCACCTTTCATGATCACACAGAAATGTATGAACAGGAAAAGAGAACTTGAAATCTATAAACAGAACTTTCGTAATATTTATAAAGATCAAACTCTTTGTCAGATCTGTGATAATTATCTAAATCACATTGAAACCATGATTAGTAACCATGGTGTGAAACAGACAATTATCTATCATAAGGAAGTTCTTCGGTTCATACAACAAAGTTGTATGGATCAGAGAACAACTTTTGACCAGAATATCTTCTGGACCAAAACTAGAGATGGTTTTCCCAGTTTCCTGATCAAGGGAATTGAGAAACCTATTTCTATGCTTATGAGAGACCTACGATTCCGACAAGGACTTTTAACAGTTTGTTCGTCATACAAAATGTTAAAGGCACCTGTTAGTTATGATGTTTCCACCATAACTCAAGGGAATCCTATGTCTCAGACGAGACAATACGCTGAATTAATCGACGATATAGCTTTCCACTTTCAGGACTTCCTGAAAGCTAGGAAAATTATACCATTCGAATTAAATTCAGCCCAAAACCCAATATTTGTGACACCTAAAGCATCCGCCAATGGGCGGAATGCGATAGGTTACACAAGTATATTGGATGCAATAGCCTGTCACGATTCAGGTATCATTGAGACCCAAAAGAAGATTGCTAAGGAAGTTTTCACTTTCGAAGCTTTCACCAAATGGGAATCTTTAATAAATGAATCCCTTTCCGAGAGGAATCCAGATGAAAATTATAAAAATATGACGGGCAGACTCCACTTCCTTCAAGAAGGGGGTGGGAAAACTCGCGTAATTTGTATACCAGACATTTGGACACAAACTGTACTGAAACCAATTCATGACTATCTTATGAGAGTCCTGAAGAGGTTTCCTTGTGATGGTACGTTTTCTCACAATCTTCTTGCGAAGAAAGTAAGAAAATTTACCAAAACGGGTAAGCTAAACTGTTACGACCTTAAAGCCGCAACAGATAGGATGCCAGTAGATCTACAACAAAAAGTCTTGGAAAAACTTCTTGGTGAAAATCTAAGTACACTTTGGAAGACCCTTTTAGTTGATAGAGATTTCAACTATCCGGGGGGACAGTTACGTTATGCTGTAGGACAGCCAATGGGGATGTTATCCTCATGGTCTGCCATGGCAATAACACATCATGCCATCATCAATTATGCAAAAACCGAAAGGTTCTATGCAGTAATTGGAGATGATATGGCTATTGCTAGTAAGAGTGGCACGGAGAGATACGAGGAAGTTCTTAACATACTCGGAATGGAAATCTCCAAGGAGAAATCCATTAAGAGTAATGATAAGAATAACCTCGGTGAGATCGCCAAAAGATTATTTATCAATGGCGGTGAAATCTCACCTATCCC